AGTCAGTGATGTATTACACCAGCAACGCCTCGGCCAATTGGACGGTGAATTTCAGGGCTAGCAGCGGAACGTCCCTCAACACCATCATGTCCACGGGCCAGAGCGTAACGGTGGCGTTCTTGGTTCAGTGCGGGGCCACGGCTTACTACAATTCAGCCGTGACTGTGGATGGAACGTCCGTCACGCCCGTCTGGCAGGGCGGATCTGCCCCCGGTGCTGGCTATGCCTCAAGCCTCAACGCCTACACCTACACCATCATCAAGACGGGCAGCGCGACCTTCAAGGTTTTGGCTTCTTTGGTTCAGTTCGCTTGAGACTGGGGTTGCTTTGGGCTCGAACGTCCGTGTTGGACCAAGCCCAAACTTCGCCTGTGTCATCCTGAAAGCATACCCAAAGAAGATGCGCTTCTGGCCCGTAATCAATCAGGATATGGGCCAGAGCTTTTCCCTTGGGCGTCTCCAGTGGAAGCGGCGGATTTAACTGCAAGAGGTTTTGCATAGATATAACATGCGGTTTCATGCTCCTTGCAGAATGAGCGTCCGGCCTTGGGCTCACCGCAGTAGATCGTATCCAATCCCCTGACTGGGCCAATGATATATCGACAGGATCGGTAGGTCAGGCCCATGAACGTGCAGTTTCCCCCAGTCATGGGAGGGGCTGGCGGCTCTTCGGGCAAGGGCATCGCCTTGATTTTAGGCGGCCTGTCCGGTTTGTCGAATTGCTTGACCATTGGCTCGACCTCCTCCTTGGGGGGCTCAACGGCAAATCTTTGCTCTTTTCTTCTGGAGATATTTTCTCCATTTGCACGAAATCTGTGGATAAGTCCCATGACGGCGCTACGGGTGATCCCCAGCTTCCTCGCGATTTCCCCAGAAGTGTACCCTTTTTCCCAAAGCTCTGAGATTTTCTCGTTTCGTTCTTTTTTCATTTTGGCGGTTCCGGTAGCAACATCCAAGCTTCTATCCAGTTTTTCTTGATGTGCGGCGGGGCATAGGCATCTATCCACCATTCATCGCTTTCTAAACGATAACGAGCGATCTCAAAGTTACCGTTGCCCATGTAGGCCAGAAACAATGTTCCGTCTTGCGGAGCAGTCTCTATTGGCTGCCATCCCTGCGTCGGCCAGTGGCTCATATATTCGTCTTTCTTCACGACAACATACCCCTGATCGTAGAGATCCTGCCATGCGACAGAACCCTGAATGATAGGTTTGTGCATGGCAGGACTCCCCTCTCACTACTCTTCAGACGGCGGCGCAAACTTCTTCGCCAGCTCGGCGATCTCGTCCTCAAGGGCTTTGCCGGTCGCCAGCATCCCGGCGAACGCCAAATAATTGATGCCGTCCACATAGCTATCAAGTCTGGCCCTGTCGCTCGGCAAACGGCCAAGCTTGCAAGCGTGTAAAATCATAGCGATGTCGTAGGCCGTGATGGGCTTGCTGAGGATCAATGTGGCAAGCCTTGCCTGCCGGTCCAGCGTCTCATGCAGATCGCCATATTGATTGGCGCGCTCGTGAAAGATGTCGATAGTTTTTTCCATGATTTCCCGGTATTCCATGTTCATTCCTTTACTGATGTTTGTAGATGCGGACTTTTCCGACCAATTGGTGATTTACCAGAAGCGGGTCGCCTCGTTTCAAGTCTCCGTATTCCTGTTTCTGCCATTCCTCCATCAAGATAAAATCTTCACTGTGCAGAGCGTCCTGAAATTCCTCCAGAGACTCCGCCGGGTGTTCTACAATAATCATGTGGGACATTCCGTTTTTGGTTGGAATGTTGAGCGTCAGCATGAATTTCATTTCACTCACTTTCAATGTTCGCTTGGAACATCAATTCCACATTTTGCGGTCTACTTCAATTTCTCTGAAGTTCTTTTCCACCAGTTCGGCAATCTGCCACTGGGCAGTAGCTATACCTTCTTTAAGTGTTTCGCGGGAAACCATCTCCGCAATCAAATACGCCACGGTCATCACCAACGCCGTGATGGCTACTGACGGGTGGGTTTCGTCAATCAGATCAAGGATTGCGTCCTGTAAATTGATAACTTCGTCTGTTCGCTGGTTCATAGGTGGCCCCTTTTAAGATCAAGTTTTCAAGAGTTGTTTGATGCGGTTCGGTCTTGGGACGCTTTAACTCTATAACTTCCGCCTCAAGATCAGTGATTCGTTTTTCCAATCGGCGAATGTCTGCCGCATATTGCGACAGACAATTTTGGAAGACAAGAGCAAAGCTGTCCATCTCAGCCTCCCAGCACAACGCAGATGGTGAAAATCAGTGCGATGGCTGCGCAGGTGGCGAAGAAGTTGGCGGCTTCGTATGCGAGGGCTTTCATGATGTATCTCCTTGTTGATGAGCCCAATTTACAAGATACACCTTATGAAATAGTTAACTGGCCGACATTCTTTTTGCATGTTTTCGTACCGAATTGAGAATGGTGGTGTGGTCCCTTTTGCCAAGCACCCGGCCTGTCTTTGGCAGTGAAAATCCTAGCTCCTTAACGATCCTGTAGGCAGCTTCATGCCGGGGCAGTGCATACTTCAACCTACGGCAGGGGCCTTTTAAGTCTTCAACGGTGACGCCATGCTTCTCCGCTACTTCTTTTAGGATCTGCTGCGTTGACGTTAGCGGCATTGGTTTCGACAGAATCACTTCTATAACCGGCTCAGGAACAGGCTCAGGTTCTGGCGGTGCAATAAACACCGGCTTGGGCGGCGGGCTCCCGTTCAGACGAGCCCGGACGGCTTTATAGTGTGCGTTCAGTTCTTCAAGCGTCTGCATTGTTTTTTCCTTAGTCGATGTGATCGTTAATCATGTTCCATATGGCCAAGCCTATGAAGATGAGCGTTCCAACCCCACCAGTGACGATGACCAGCGTCAGCATCGTGGCCGTGATGTTCAGGAGCATTTGCATGTAGTCAGTCATTTTTGCCTCCCAGTACGGCGTTTTGATATTCCTCAAACGTGTCGTATTTTCTCATGGTTGGCCAAGAGTTGTCCCAATTAGACCTGAGCAACTCCTTAACCAGTGTTTCTAGCTTCTCGATGTGGGCTATGGCATCCGACATAGTGTCGGAAGCAAGGTTCTCGCGCTCGCCTTTGCCGCAAAACTTGAACGCCCACCAACGCAGGCGCGTCATGACATCATCAGATTCTGAAGGCTGGCACTCAATCATCTTTCTCCTCCAGTGCTTTGCGGGCGATGTTGATCCGTTCAGACAAAATTTTCGCGACATCAAGCATGTTGGTGAACGTACTTGTTGACCATTCAGTTTCGTAGCCCGCTGCTATCTCCCGCAGCGCCGCCTCCAACTGCTCAATGCGGTCGGCTGCTTCATCCCGCAATGCTTGGTCATCGACACTCGTATGAATGCCAATGCGCAGCCGCTTCACAAGGTCGTCGCTCATAACCCCTCTCCCTCTTCAAAATCCAGATCGACCTTGATGCAGGCGATGCGGCCATATCCGTTGGATTTTGCACCTTCGCTTGTAAAAGACGCCATTACATTGTGATGAAACATGCTCAACCACACCGTCCGCTGGTGGCGGGGGCGGACTTCGATGAGATCGGCTTCCGGGCATTTGTAGGCGTTTCGACCATTATACTCCCAAATACCTGAACACCATTTGCCGTTCAGGTTCTTAAAAGCTCCGTGAATTTCTTCGCCTTTATCGCCATCCGTCGCATAGATGCGGACTTCACGGCCATCGCGTGTGCGATATGTCTTAGATTTGTCGATCATTTCTTTTCATCCCAGCTAAATTTAAAAAGCGTCACTTTTGACATTTCACGCTTTTCGGCTTCACCGTTTAACTCTTCGCGTACTTTTTTTGCTTTTCTGATTTGTTTTAGGGTGCCTAGTCTTGGTTGTGGATCAAGGTATCGACTGGTGCCCCCAACTTCTGATCCTCTATATCCCCGTCTCATTTTGTTGTTCCCATATTTGTTGAATCATTGATTTAGCGTGTTCGGAACCTAAACACACGATCACGGTGTCCCCAATTTTTGTCAAGTAGTCGTGCCAGTCTTTTTGCGCTTTATCGACCACGCCGCCCTTCACCCGCTTCATTTCAATCCAAAGTTTCCACGCTGGCACATATAAGTCAGGAACGCCTGCGCTCACGCCTTCAACTTTCAGCCGGGTAGCCGTTGTGATGCTGCGAGCACCGCCATTAGGAATGGCGAAAATGCGAACGTCCTTGAACGTCTGGCGAAACCATTTGACGACTTCACGTTGTTCTTCGTGTTCGGTTGGGATGCGATCACTCAAAAGGGCGGCTCCATGAACCATTGGTCACACTGATTTGCCTCTTGAGTAAAATCCTTTGGCGGCTCCATGTCAAACACTTCGCAGCGTCCTTCACGAGTGTAATAGAGGCAGTTGTAGCAGTACCTTGGCGGCCCTTGCTCGTAAATTTCTTTCATCATCATTTCCCACGCTTTAAGTTTTTCAGGTTTGTCGTGCCTCATGACCAGCTCCTGTTTGTGACCCGATAGAACTTGCCCTCTTTTTCATATTTGATGGAGTAAGGCGGTGCGCCAGTGTTTAGAGCATCAGACATTGCATCAAGATTGGTTTCCATCAGGTTAATTTTTGCTTTTGAAAGTGTGCTGAGTTGGAAGATTTTCTGCGCCGCTTTCTGCCCCGCATACCCGTCATGCGTCACAGGAAAATACTCGGTGATTGCGGGGTCAGACAAGCCCCCATAGTACGACACCGCCAACATTTCCTTGCCACTGGCGCGGCTAATGTGCTTGCGCCAACGCCAGTCAGTAACCTTCATTTCATTGCCGTCCAACCCCATGATGTCGTCATGGCGCAGTTCCAATTTTTTTTGCGCAATGGGAAATTGATACCCGCAAGACGGGCAAATTTCAGTGCGCGGATGCACCAGCTCGTGGCACTCAGGGCAAAGCTTCACAGGCTTCTCGCCTTCTTGCCCCGGCTTGGCTTTCTTTGGCGGTTGTACCGCCGTAATAGGCCCGTGCGTGGCCACCACGCCCGCAAAGTCCAACACCATGCAGTGATCGGTGTGCGACTTCAGGCGCATCCCACGACCCGCCATTTGCACATAAAGCCCGGCGCTCATCGTGGGGCGCATCATGGCTATCAGGTCAATGTCAGGATAATCAAAGCCGGTCGTCAACACATTGGCGTTCGTGAGCGCCCGCAGCTTGCCAGCCTTGAAGTCAGCCAATATCTGCTCACGCTCTTTCTTTGGCGTCTTGCCAGTCACGCAGGCCGCAGGAACATCCCTGTCCCGCAAAACTTTCGCCACATGGTAAGCGTGGTCAACGCCGGTGCAGAAAAATAGCCAAGCCTTGCGGTCGCCTGCCAGCGCAATGACCTCATCAACAATCGCCCTGTTTTTTGGCTCCGTATCAACCGCCGCCTGCAATTCGCTTTCAATGTATTCGCCGCCGCGCTTCTTCACGCCAGACACATCAAGCTGTTCCTTGGTATGCTTGCTGCGCAAGGTGGAGAGAAAACCCTTGTAGATCAGTTCCTCAATGCTGACGGGTTCTAATATCGCGTCAAACATGGCAGGCTTGTCCGTGATGTAGCCGTGCCCAAGCCTGAACGGCGTGGCGGTCAAACCAATCACGCGCAACGCCGGGTTGATCTTCAATAACTCCCCGAGGAACGTGCGATAGTCGCCTGTTTCTTTGTGGTTCACCAGATGGCACTCGTCGATGATGACCAGATCAACATGGCCAACATCCGCCGCCTTCTTGCCAATCGACTGAATGCCAGCAAACGTGATGGGTTCGCCAAGCTGCTTTTTGCCAATGCTGGCGGAGTAAATGCCCATCGGCGCATTGGGCCAATGCTCGCGCATTTTCTGCGCGTTCTGCTCAATCAGTTCCTTCACATGCGTCAGCATCAGGATTTGCGTCTCAGGCCACGTTTGCAGCGCATCTTTGCAAAGCGCCGCAACGATATGGCTTTTGCCTGATCCCGTTGGCATGACGATGCACGGGTTGCCCGCATTGCTTGCCGAGAACCAAGCATAAAGATCGTCAATTGCTTTCTGTTGGTAGTCACGGAGTTGGGTCATTTTCCACCTTATTGAATTGATCCATAGGAATGATGAAACAGGGTTCTATGTCTTGCCAATCTCCTCGGTCGCGCCTGCCTGTAATCTCAATCCTGTATGATGACCAATCTTGAATGAATGCAGTGAATAGCC